AGGACATGAAGAAGAATGGCGACGCTTGAAAACGACAAGGGGTACAAAGGTAATGTACTTCTAAAAAGAGCTAACGAAGACATTGATTGGTCGCCAGAGCTTATCCAAGAATGGGTTAAGTGTTCTGAAGATCCGATTTATTTTGTTGAAAACTATATGAAGATCATTTCCTTAAATGAGGGTTTGGTAACTTTTAATCCATATCCTTATCAGAGAAATATGATAAGCTCTTTCGTTGATAATCGTTATACTATCGTTACGACTGCTCGTCAGGCAGGTAAGTCTACAACTACTTGTGGTTTTATTCTTTGGTACATAATTTTCCATGCAGACAAAACTGTTGCTTTGTTGGCTAACAAGGGCGAAACTGCAAGAGAAATTCTCGGTCGTGTTCAGCTTGCTTATCAGCACCTACCTAAGTGGCTACAGCAGGGTGTGAAAGAATGGAACAAAGGTTCGTTCGTTCTAGAAAACAACAGTCGTGTTATCGCTTCCGCTACTTCTGCTAGCGCTATTCGTGGTTACACTATCAACCTTTTGTTTATCGACGAAGCTGCACACATTGAAAACTGGGATGAGTTCTTCACCTCGGTTTATCCTACTATTTCGTCAGGTACCGAATCTAAAATTATTCTTGTTTCAACCCCTAATGGTTTGAACCACTTCCATAGTACTTGGGCTAATGCTATCCAAGGTAAAAATGGATATAATCCTATACTTGTGAATTGGCGCGATGTTCCGGGAAGAGACGATAAGTGGAAAGAACAAACCCTTTCTGGTATGAACTTTGATATTGAGAAGTTCAATCAGGAAATGGAATGCGAGTTCCTTGGTTCTTCTGGCACGCTTATCGCTGGCTGGAAACTTAAAGAGCTTGTAGAGCAAATTCCGATAACTAAAAAAGACGGTATGTATCAATACATTAAGCCCGAGAAAGGTCGTGCTTATTTAATTATAGCTGACGTTTCAAGAGGTAAAGGATTAGACTATTCGGCGTTTCAAGTAATCGATGTTACTAAAATGCCATATAATCAAGTGTGTGCTTTCAGAAATAATGGAGTTACACCAATAGATTATGCAGATATTATACACAGAACAGCGGTTGCTTATAACAACGCTGCTGTTTTGGTAGAAATTAATGACATCGGCGAGCAAGTTTCACATTCGTTGCATTATGATTTTGGATATGAAAATATTCTATTTACGGAAAATTCTGGTCGTGCAGGCAAGAAGGTTACTGCTGGGTTTAGCGGTCGTACAGCTGACAAGGGTATCAGAACCACAAAACTCGTTAAGTCCGTGGGCTGTTCTATGCTCAAACTATTAATCGAACAGAACCAGTTTGTTGTTAATGATTATCACACCATTCACGAATTATCAACCTTCTCAAAAAAAGGTAACTCGTACGAAGCAGAGTCTGGAAAACACGACGACTTAGTAATGTGTCTTGTTTTGTTCGCTTGGCTTTCAGAGCAGCAATATTTTAAAGACTATACTAACATAAACACTTTGATGTCTCTCCGAGAAAAAACTGAAGAAGATATGGATCAAGATTTATCACCTTTTGGATTCGTTTTCGACGGCAGAGAAGATTTTGGAGACCAAGAAGAGTTTGAAAAGTTAGTTCCGGAAAGTTGGATGTGGCAGACGAATCAAGACTTCTAAAAAACTAATTTTAATAAATAATTGAAATATGTTCTACATTCTCGCAAAAAGGAGAAAAAAATGCCATTTCAACTAAGTCCAGGTGTTAATATCAGCGAAATTGATTTAACCACAGTTGTTCCTACAGTAGCTACTACTGACGGCGCTATTGCTGGTGTGTTTCGTTGGGGTCCGATAGGCCAGAGAATTCTGGTTGATTCTGAAAACAATTTAGCAGTTCGTTTCGGAAAGCCAACAAACTTCAACGCAGAAACATTCTTTACCGCTGCAAACTTCTTAGCATACGGTAATCGCCTTTATGTTTCACGTGCAGCTAAAACTACAGGTTCTACTCCAAGTTTAGAAATAAATTTGGCAGCTAATACTGGTTCATCAAATAACATTTTTACAGTTGCAAACACTGCTGAACTAGCAGTTGGTATGTACGTTACACAGTCTAGTAACACATCAGCTGTTCCAAACGGTTCTGAGAATCTTAAAATTACAGAAATTATAAACGCTACAGCTGTAAGAATATCTACTAATGTGTTTTCTCAAGGCACTGGAGCTAGTGGTAACTCTAACGTAGTATTTGCTCGTTCTGATACAGCTTATACAGCTGTTGCAACTGAAACCAATGCCGTTGTCGCAAATATTGCTTCGCAAATTGTAAAGAATGAAAACGAGTACAGTTCACTAGATGGTACATTTGATCCGGATATTTTATATATTGCTAAGTATCCTGGTTCTATCGGAAACTCTCTAAAAGTTTCGGTTTGTAGTTCCGCAAATCAATTCAATTCTAACATCACATTGACAGACAGTCAATTAGTATTGAATGTAGGTTCAACCGTTGCGACATTAACTACTAATGCTTCAAGTAACACTCTTGCTAACACTGTGATACCTTCACTTTCAGTAGGTGATTTTAAGTAATACATCTTTAAACCTTACGTTTGGAAATACTGGTACTAACGGAAGCGTTAATGCGTTTAATGGATTTATTTCCATTAACAATATTTCAAATGGAAATTTGATCTTTAATTATGGCGACACAGTAGTTTATGCAAATGCTGCAGGAAATACTGTTACTGGTGGATTGGGTAGTGGAAGCCGCTACATTATCTTCGAAGCAAACAGTACAGGCGTCAAAATTGCTGCCGACTACGCAAAGTTCTTAACTGGTACTTCAGCAGTTACTGCTAATGCTAGCGGAGCAGGAAATAGCCACACATTTACTCTAGACCAAAAAAAATTGAGTATAACTTTTGAAGAGCCTTACAGACTAAGCAGTGATATTGCTTCAAACACTATCCAACGTTATTGGGGATTCTTCAATGTTGTTGACACTCCTCCTGGTCAGTCCGACTATGTTCGCTTAAACGGTAACACTTCAGCTAGCGACGAACTTCACGTTGTTGTTTCCGATGAAGATGGATTGTTCACAGGTACTCCAGGAACTATCTTAGAAATTTATAACGGTGTATCTCGCGCTACAGATGCTACAAATAATGACGGTTCAACAAATTACTACAAAACAGTAATAAATGAAAACTCAAATTACATATGGTTTGCAAAAGATAGATCATCTGGTCCTTCAAATACTGCTTTGAATTTAGTAAATGAAAGTAATAATGCTCCGCTATATATGAATATGACATTGGGTTCAGATGGATTAAGTGAAGAAAATGCAACACTTCCAATTCTTGGAAGCGCATTAGACCTCTTTATTTCTCCAGAAGACATTGACATTTCTCTAGTATTGCAGGGTCGTCCAATTGGCGGAACAACTGTTGTTGGTGGTGAAACAATCAACAACTTCCTACTTGCAAATTACATTATCGATAATATCTGCGAAGTTCGTAAGGATTGTATCGCTCTTATCTCGCCAGATAAGTCAAAGGTTCTTAACAACGTTGGTAACGAAGCATTGAGCTTGAAGAACTGGAGAGGCGCTATCCGTAACACCTCTTATGCGGTTCTTGATTCTGGATATAAGTACCAATACGATCGTTACAACGACATTTATCGTTGGATTCCTTTGAATGGTGATATTGCTGGTCTATGTGTACGCACTGATAGCACTAACGACGCATGGTGGTCTCCAGCTGGTTTCAACCGTGGTAATATTAAGAATGTTGTAAAGCTTTCTTGGAATCCTCGTAAAGCTGAACGTGATGTTCTTTATAGCAACGGAATCAACCCAGTTGTAACATTCCCAGGTCAGGGAACTGTGTTGTTTGGTGACAAGACATTACAAGCCAAGCCTTCTGCCTTTGACAGAATAAACGTTCGTAGATTGTTCATTGTTCTAGAAAAAGCTATCTCTACTGCAGCTAAGTTCTCTCTATTCGAGTTCAACGATGCGTTCACTAGAGCACAGTTCAAGAACCTTGTAACTCCTTACCTACGTAACATTCAGGGTCGTCGCGGTATTACTGATTTCTTGGTAGTTTGCGATGACACTAATAATACTCCAGCGATTATTGATTCGAACCAGTTTGTTGGTGATATCTACATTAAGCCAGCAAGAAGCATCAACTTTATCCAGTTGAACTTCGTCGCTGTTGGAACTGGCGTTCAATTCTCCGAAGTTGTCGGCAAGTTCTAATAAATAGATGAAAGCTCAAAAGGAGTAAAAATAGATGCCATTTAATATTAGCGCATTCAAGTCAAACGGTCTGGTATACGGTGGTGCCAGACCATCTCTATTCAATGTGTTCATGTCTGTCCCACCTGGAATCGGTATTGATAATGTGTCAAAGGATAAGTTCCGTTTTGTTTGTAGAACAGCGGAAATTCCTGAATCTTCAGTTTCTGTAATCGAAGTTCCTTATTTTGGACGTAAAATCAAGGTAGCTGGCGAAAGAGCGTTTGCTGATTGGTCTGTTTCGGTGTTAAACGATGAAGACTTCTCAGTGCGTTCGATGTTCGAAACTTGGTCAAATGCTATCAATCGTTTAGTTTCTAACGTTCGTGACCCAGCAATTGCGACTGAAAACTACAAGGTTGACCTTGATATCATTCAGTATGGTAAGGATGGTTCAACAATCAGATCTTATCAGCTTATCGGTGCTTTCCCAACAGGAATTGGTGCTATTGGTCTCAACTGGGACTCTGCTAATGCTATCGAAGAGTTCAGCGTAAACTTTGCTTACGATTATTGGATTCCGCTCGTAGAAACTTCTGATAAGAAAGCTGGTGGCGTTAACACTTATGGTGATGCTGCCCAGCAAGATGGTCCTAACGGTCCAACGTAATCTATTCAATTGAATAATGATAAGGGGGGAACTCAATTTCCCCCCAATTTGGAGAAATAAATGGAATTATTTGGATTCGAGTTTAAAAGAAAAGAAGAAAAACCGTTAGTTTCTTTTTCGGCAACGAAAGATACTGATGATGGCGCATTAGTAATTTCGGCTGGTGGTGCTTATGGCACTTATGTCGACCTTGATGGTACAGTAAGATCAGAAGCAGATTTAGTTACCAAATATCGTGAAATGGCTTTAAATCCAGAATGCGATTCAGCAATTGATAAAAACTTAGTAAAAATTATTGTTGATGATTTAAAAGTTTCAGATCAGTTAAAGAAAATTATTAGAGAAGAATTTGATAACTGTTTAAAGATCATTGAATTTAACAAGTATGCATACGAAATTTATCGTCGTTGGTACATCGATGGTCGTTTATATTATCATGTGTTGATTGACGACAAAAATCCAAAAGACGGCATTAAAGAATTAAGATATATTGACCCTCGTAAAATCCGTAAAGTGCGAGAAGTACAGAAGAAAAGATCAGCGCAAAATACTACTGAAATTGCTGTCACTAAAGTAGTTAACGAATACTACATTTTCAATGATAAAGGTTTCAATTACGGAAACAAAACAGTTGGTCCTAATACCACTGGTTTAAAAATTTCTAGAGACTCTATTGTGCACGTTGTATCTGGTTTAACTGATAACCAAGGCACAATGGTTCTTTCTTATTTACATAAAGCAATTAAAGCTTTAAATCAGCTGAGCACTCTTGAAGACGCTTTGGTTATTTACCGCCTCGCACGTGCGCCCGAGCGCAGAATTTGGTACATCGATGTTGGTAACTTACCAAAAATGAAGGCTGAGCAGTACGTTCGCGAAATTATGGTTAAGCATAAAAACCGTTTGATCTATGATGCTGCTACTGGTCAAGTTAGAGACGATCGTAAGTTCATGACTATGTTGGAAGATTATTGGCTTCCTCGCCGCGAAGGTGGTCGTGGCACAGAAGTTACTACCCTTCCGGGTGGCCAGAACCTTGGCCAGATGGACGACGTACTATATTTCCAAAAGAAATTTTTACAAACACTAAACGTTCCAGTAAGCAGATTAAATTCTGACGCACTATTTTCTATTGGTCGTGCTACAGAAATTACTCGTGACGAATTGAAGTTTGAACGTTTCATCACTCGTTTAAGATCTCGTTTCTCGCATCTGTTTGTAAAGATGTTAGAAAAGCAATTGATTTTAAAAGGCATCTTAACTGTTGAGGAATGGCAAGTAATACAAAATCAAATTCGTTTTGATTTCGCTAAGGACAATTACTTTGCCGAGCTTAAGAAAGCTGAGATTCTTCAAAACCGCATTTCTCAAACTCGTGATTTGCAAGATATGGCTGGTAAATACGTTTCTCATAACTGGATTCGTAAGAACGTTATGCAGCAGTCTGAAGAAGAAATAGAAATGCAAGATGCATATATTAACGACGAAATGCAATCTGGCGATCCACGTTGGATTAATCCGTTAGTTATGCAAAACGAACAAATGTTGCAGCAAGATCAAGCTGGTGCGCAAGACCAACAAGGCGAACAACAGCCTGAAGATGATGAAACAAGACAAAAAATGGAACAAGTTAGACAGGCTATGATTACTGTTGA